TTTTCACATAGCTCCAACAAATAACGACAAATCCGATCCCGAGTACAACAGCGCTAACCGGGAATGATCCACGGCCGCTTGTAATGTGTTCTGCTAACCCTGCGGCACCAAATATCACCGCGACCAACCCCTTTGCGTATGTCTTATCCTTAATCATTCTTCTACAGCTCCCTTCATAAATCTTGTGACCTGCTCATCCGTGATGTAATAAGTTTTGCGACACTTGGGACCGTGGCACGTTGCGCCCGGTATCTTGTTGCGCTGCACCATTACACGCACTTGCTGTTCGCATACACCTAATAATTGCGCCGCTTCTTTGATGCTGATCTTCTTCATACTGTCACGCATCCGACACTATCTGTGTCATTTTGATTGAAAAAAATTTCAGAAACTGTCTTGCCGTAATACATAGCAAACCTTACCTTTAGTTCGTCCCGCGGTACTCGCTCGCCGCGTTCATACATCCCGACCGCGGCAACACTTATTCCCAGGTCTTGCGCTACATCATTTTGTGTCCGGGAACCGCGAAGTTCAATCAAACGTTGACCGATTGCCTTTTTATCCATTTTGCCTCCTTTCTCATATCCACTCGGATTCATAGCCTATAAGCTGATAACCGTCAATGATAAGGCGTAATATATCTGCCTCAGAATATGCTATTTTACGTTTGTTACCTTTTGCCATAATGGCAACCCTAATATAAATAAAATCCATACTCACCCTCCGATAATATGACTAAACATAAATGACACATCGGTCATTTTATGTATACTGCAGTTGCTCAACAGTTGCCTGTTGGCATATACTTTACTGCTTTCCCAATTCACAAACCATCTATAACAGTTCCCTGTATTATCATACGTATTGAATAATGCGCTTTTTTCTTTTTTCTTTCCCCGGAACCACGATGGGCCGATCATTTTATAATCGTACTTTTTAAGTATCTCCTTGATCTCTTTCTTTTTCATTCGTCTACCCCCTATTTATGATATGCGCTGTCGTCATATATTATGTTCTGCCTCAATAAGTCATCAATCGCCTCAACCGGCGTTTGTCCCCCTCCGATCTCCTCTAAATAACCCAAATCATCGCCATAATCTTTAACTGCTAAATACTTACCGTTTACCTTATCAACTTTAATTCGTAATACTGTCATATGTTACCTCCATATCTTTATACTCGTGGCGGTTTAAGGGTTGCCGCCGCCCCGTGTGTGCTATCTGATCTCAACAAACCTTTTCATTGATTCAAGCCTAAATGCCTTAAAGCCTAACCTCTTAATTTCGTTTACAACCTGGTTCATCGTGTAATCTTCATTAACCTTGATTGATGCGTAAACACACGCCCCGACCTCTGTGATTGCCTGTACTAATAATGTTGTCATCTCCTTACCTCCTATCAAATCACCCGTGTGTAAGGCCCTTGCCTTATCGACACACGTATTGTATCATTGACACACGTTGCGTGTCAACACATTTCGTGTTATTTTAAAGAAAAATTTTTTTGGAGGTGTGTCATGAGTATATTTTCAGCCAAGGTAAAATCAATGCGTAAAGGTATGGGATGGACACAAGATGAGCTTGCTCGCCGTGTCGGTGTATCGCGTTCCTGCGTCGGAAATTGGGAGCAGGGACTGCGTGAGCCGGATTTTGAGACAACCGAAGCGCTTGCGGATGTGTTCAACTGTGATATTGATTATTTGGTAGGGAAAAAATCAGATAATAATTTATCAGTCGATGAAATGTATGTCATTGAGTGTATGCGCGCTGATACTAACACAAAGGAAAGACTTATATCATATGCGAAGTTTCTTTTAAATGGAGGTGAAATATGAGAAGGCCAAACGGTTCGGGACATATAACAAAATTAGCAGGTAATAGACGTAAACCATACGCCATACGTAAAATTGTAGGGTGGACTGATAAAGGCACCCCGCAATATAAGTATTTATCGTATCATAAGACAAAACGGGAGGCCGAAAAAGTCCTAAATGCATATATGGATGATCCATATACCCTCGGTAATTATACATTAAAGGATGTTTATGAGGAATGGTATGCGCTCCGGGAGAAGGACAAGGCCGAAAATACCTTAATCAATTACAGGTCATCGTGGAATCACTTAAAACCGCTTCACGATGAAAAGATTGCACTACTTGACCGGTTCGTTATTCAAAAGTTTTTTGACGGACTGATCCTGTCTGAATATGCTATGAAAAGAATACTTAATTTACTAAAGGCATTATTTGATTATGGAATAAAGCGCGGTATTTTGCCGCTTGCCGCTTATAACTATTACAAAGCTATTGACTTGCAACCAAAAAAAGAGACGCGGGAAAACCCCCATACTGTAATATCAAAGGATGAGCTAAATTATCTATGGAAAAATAAAGATAATGAAATAGTCAAAATCATCCTGGTATATATATACACCGGTTTGCGTTTTTCAGAATTAAGGAAGCTTATACCAAAAAATATACACGATGACTATATCGAGATTAAACAATCAAAAACAGATGCAGGAAACAGAATTGTCCCTCTTTCAGATAAGGTAAAAGGTCTTTTGCCGATTGCAAACGTGCCGCCTCACACGACATTCGCCAACTACTTTGCAGCTATTTTACCCGGGCATACACCGCACGATACCCGCTATACCTTTATATCATTGATGGCAGAGGCCGAGGTGGATGATAGAATTGTCAAGGCCATAGTCGGTCATAAGCCAACTGATATTACAGAACATTATACGCAATATTCTTTAGATACCCTTATTGAGGCTGTAAACAAAATATAATATTGTGTCAGATATTGTGTATGAATGCGTGTAAGACAATAATAAAATAACAATAGTTAATAACAGATGATATAAAAGCGTAAATATCAGCATTTTGCGCTATTTGTGGGCCACTCCTATTCCTTATAAAACTAACCCAAATTACGTTTTTGCGCGTTATAACGTATGTTATGTATGATAACGCGTATTGCAGTAATTACACAATCTTTTATTATTAGTTTATCATATCAATACGCACAAAAAAAGAGCCGCCCCGAAGGACGGCTCCCTTTTGGAAGGAATTAAATGTATATGAAAAAGCTGTGGCTATTTGCTTATTAAAACATCACGGTCAACAACGGTGTCAATTCCGCTGACGCGACCTTGCGATGTATATTGCCAAGCGACAATGTTCTTGGCTTTCGGTGGATACTCCTCGTTGATGTTCCCGTTATCAGGGCCATAACGTGCAATCCAAAATTGATACTTATCCTTGAGATAATTGCTAATATAATTATCGTACCATATTTGATTGCAGTATATGCCTACCTCAAACCCGGCCTCTTTACATTCCCCGATAAATGCCAAAATAATGCCCTCGATACCGTCTTTTCCAAGCGGAATGAGGGTATCATCCTCAAGGTCATACCATATTGGCATTTTCCGATCCTGCAGCAAATTTATGACTCCGTCCGCCTCGATCCGCGCCGCCTCGTGTGTTTTTGCGTATGCGTACTTGAAACACGAATAATCAAGGCCTTTTGCCATACACTCGGTAAGGTTGCGCTCAAAATACGGGTCGGGGTTACCACTCTTTTTTGTTGACCTCATACAAACAAAGCTGATGCCCGCTTCCTTAACTTTGTCATAGTCAATAATACCCTGCTTTTCGTTTACATCAATACCGTATATATAATTCTTTTTAGGCTCGGTCTTGTACTCATCATACAAAGGTCGCCCGTATCCAATAATATTTGATGTCCGGTGCTTTAACAGTACGGCGCCGCCGTTGTCTTGGCTGCCTTTTTCTGATGTGTTACCCTCGTACGCATTTATATCATTAAAGCCTAAAACATCAGTCACTATACCGGTATGGTTTGTAAAACGGTTATTAGTGTTAAATTTGTAAAATGCAACATCACCCGGGAGCTGCTTGCCCGGTTCAATCCATTGACCGTTATCCTTAAACCATTGCGCCAAATTTTCACAAGATGCGGTTTTCTTGACGAGACAAGGGTCAAATTGAGAAAAAACCCACCAAACAAATACGCAACACCAAGGGTATTTATCCTTGGCTGTCGGTACTCCATCTTGTACCGGATGACCGTAAAACGCCTCGTTATACTTGCAGGAATTGCTATTGGGCGGGTATTCGGTGATGCCGACCTGTGATTTTGCCATATCAAGTATCTGTTTTATTGTAGGCATATCAACCCTCGCTTTCGTTTTTGTTATAATTTGCCGTACTTATACCAAGTACAACGCCCAAAAAGGTGTCAAGCGCTGTCAAAACGCCCACAACTTGATCGCCATACGGGAGGCCAATAATCTGTGCTACCGTAAAATACAATGTACCAAGAGCGGGTATCCAATATTGACATATTTTTTTCCATATATCGTATGTTTCATTTGACATTTTCATAGCGTCCTCACTTTCCTATCTGATCCGAGATTGCTTTATGTAATATTTTGCGGGTTTCTTTAATATCCCCATTCCCTATACCTGAATCAATCAACGCCTCAAGAATTGCATCCTGCGCCTGCATAATGACCACAAACATTGATAACATTTCCTGCATTTTGGACTCCTGCGTGGTAACACGGTCGCCTATAGGTATACAATATTGCTTTACGATCTTTTCGCGCTCGTTGTAAATATCTGCAAGTCCTTTGTCCCACTTTTCGCGGTTATTCTCGACAATCTTCACGGCGTTATCAATCCGCGCCTGGCGGGTGACTTCCTCATCATTTGACTTTTTTATCTCTTTTATGACCTTTACAACGCCCCACAATCCAAGAAAAGTCGATCCCACAATGTATAGGGAGGTCATCAAGCTATCTGCGTCCGGCATAATATCTCCTTATAGTAAAAAGGAACACCCCGAAGGATGTTCCTGCTCCCCCAAGCATTGTCGGGGCAAGTCTATTTCGTAATCGTTACAAATGATGTTGCTTAACTAATTCCATATCACATATATCAAGGATTTTATACCCATTGATAATTAAATCGTGATAAATCTCTCGCTTTTTTAACTCCGTAAGTCCGTCAAAATACTTAAACTGAGCATTCCCGTCATTGTCGCAATATGTAATCGTCCATACAACCATAATTTTACTTCCTTTCAATTATGATTGTATCGCATTATTTAGGAATAGTAAACCTTAATTCCAACGTGTTTCCAACGCATTTCCAACGCATTGAATGTGTTGGAATTAGTGCGTAATCGTTTCAGAATACGTCACTTCTTTTTATATGTATACCATATAGCGGGTGCTGATAATGATATTGCGGATGCCGCCCTGTTAATAATAAATGAGTTACCCGAAGGAGTTATATTTATTGAACGAAATATTCCGTCATTGCTTCCCGTTGTAAACCCCGCAATACCTATACAATCATATTTTGTTAGGTCGTATGATGTTCCACTCTGCGTGTTAAATGCCGCATACGCAGACCCATAAGCCGGTATGCTTATTGGTAAGATGTTCGACGCAGGTGCCATTTTTACAACAATAATTTCATTATCGTGTTCCATAGGTGCCATTGCCATAGTATTATTTCTCCTTTGTAAAACTACAGCGGCAACGTATGCAAATACAATATATAGCTGCACTATATTGTTACGTTGTCCGCTGTAATGATCTTATTCTGCCGCCGGTGATTCCTCGTGAGGCGTCCAATACCGGCTCATTATAACGCTACCCATTGAATCGGTAAGCATTACAACTACTGAATCATAAACCGCTCCGCCTACATAGTTTTCAAGCTCGCCATAGTAAGCCTTTTCTGCTGCATCCTGTGACGAATACTTGTTAACTACCTTATAAGCCCATCCATCATTTGTGCCATTGTGAATGAAATAAGAAACAAAATAAACTACCGGTACTCCCATAATAAAAATCTCCTTTCGTTTATGCGTTAGATATACCAACTGAAATGTTAATACTGCTTGTTAAGGCTGCCGGGAATGTTATTGTAAATACCCCGTTTGAATTTATTGCTATTGAACTATATTTGCCGCCGCCTTCTGCTAATACTTGAACAATTCTGCTTGTTGTTTTAAATACTGGATTTGTACCTGAAGCAGGAATGTTGTAGGTTTGCTGCCCGGATGCAAGCGTAGCATCAACCCAATGTATAATCTCGGTCCGATCCGCCTTGCCTGAGATATCAACAAAACCTCCGAAATCATCATACTTATATGACGGTGGATTCGCTGTGCCTCGGTTAACGTTAATAACCGCGATATGTGCGTCTGCAGGTATTGCATCACCATCCGAGAAGTTTGACGTCCAATAGAGTGCCGCCTCGCCCGGTCCAATAGTGCCACCGTCGGATATCAAGAAAAATACATCCTCATAGTCGGACGTTAAATATGTCGCGGCATCCGATGCCAAATCGGCAAAACTAATGGCGCCGCCGTATCTGACAAATGACTTATCGGGAGCTTTGTTTTTCCATTTATCATCTGCCGGGTCATAAGTTAACACCTGGCCGCCTTGTGGTGATGATATACCAACATCCGTTAACGATGACAGCGTGCTTGCCGCTCCTGTTAAGGTGAAATCATACACCCATAGAGCTGTGCTTTGATCTCCATCAAGGGTACAATGATATATTGCGGCTTCTGTTGTGTTGAGATAAAGGTCGCCGGCATAGGCGTAATCAATGCCGGTTGGAAATGCGGTCGGTGTTGATGATCTTCCGTTCACCGCTGTTCCTGTATACCACTTGTTGCCCGAGCGCCCCTGTGCAAATATGCCGGTGTCAACATATAGATTCTGATTAACATCCCAGGTAAACCAATTCCCATTTGTTCCGATATAAGGCGGGTATTCGCTCCAAGCCTCGGCGTTATCGGCGGCCTGTTCTGCCCGGTCAACCGCTTCATTCATTGCCGCAATGATTGCGGGTATGTCTGTTTGAGAAGGGTCGCCGTGTAATGCACTACCTTGTACCTCTAACCAAAAGGCGTACGATCCGACTACACCGTCATTATTTGAAAGTACAAGCTGACAAACAACTCTACCGGCAACGGCTGTCATTTGCTGTTTAAGGTTAACGCGCACAACCGACGCGCTGATAACGTTTGCGTTGTATGCAAATGCTGTACCGTCCGGCTTTTCTCCCTCAATAATTGCCGATGCGCCATCCATATCATATGGATGACCTTCATTTACAAGGTTAAAAATCAGTCGTCCCGCATAATCGGGGTCGTCGTAATCATTTTGATTGACGTTTACAACAATCGGTGCGCTATCCGGCACCATAGGTAAAAAAATCTGTTGATTAACCATTTTCTACTCCTTTTATACTAAACTTGTGACAATTCCGCCTTTTACAATTATTGAGTGACCTGTACCGCCGTAATCAGTCCACGAAATTTGATTGGTTGTGCCATTATAATATGAGCTTCCGTCTTTTGCTTTGTAATAATCAGCCTGCATACATCCGCTATTTGTATAAACATTGCCGCTGTTTGTATGAATGTTTCCCGATATGGAAATAATATCTCCATTGTTTGTTTGTATTTTCCCGGATGTTGTGGTTATTTCTCCACCCGCTGATATCTTGCCGGACGATGAAATACTGCCGGGGTTTCCTCCTGCATCAACCGCTGAGATTCCGTGTGCTTGAATACTTGTATTGCTAACAATCGCGCCGCCCAACTGTATATCCATTGTGATACCTGTTGATCCTCGGAACCTTATACCGTCTGTTCCTATATATACTCCGGCGTGTGTGTTGTCAGACATACCGGTTACGCCATTATATATAGCCTTGTCACCGATTTGCCAACGATTCGCGGATGTTGCATCGCCGCCTATTGTGCCGCTCTTTGCGGTTATTGCCCCGGTTATATCTGCGTCACTTGCGGTTATTTTCCCCGTATTATCAACGGTAAATTTACCATTTGCATATGTAAGTCCTGCATTATCTATCGAGGCAATCGCGCTCCCCGACGAATTCTTAACAGTTATTGATCCGTTTGTGTTGCCATTGCCGCCGACTGTTATATCACCCTCAATTTCAGCACTTTTTGCCGTAAGTTTCCCGGTTGTATCAACTGAAAAATTGTTACTGTTGAAAGTAATGCCCGTATTGCTTATTGATGCTATAACGCCGCCCGATGCATTTTTAACCTGTAACGTTCCGTTTCCGTTTGCATTTCCGCCGATTGTAAGCGTGCCGCCCTCCAAGCGGTCAAGGTACATTGTGCCGGTTGTTATAAAATCAGCAACCAAATTTCCGTCAATAGTCCAGGCGTTTGTATACGGGCCATTATAGCCGGTTGATGAAAATCCGATACCGTTTTCATTGATACGCAAAACCTTTTGCGCGGTGGCAATGTCGTTGGTATCCATGAATAAAAGCTCTTTCCACTCGCCGTTTGCGTCTTTCCGAGCGACCACATATCCATCACCGCTTGTTATCCAATCTGTTGCGTCGGCAATACGCTGTGCCTGTATCTGTTGGAAGGTGCTGTTAGGATTCTCAATTTGGTATGTAATATTGGCAACTGATGCCGTGATCTTGAGCGGTTCGCTGTTAAAGATAACCTCGTTTGCCTCGGGATGATAAGGAAAAACGTGACGCTCTACAACCTGGTAATCAACCGATACATTCTTAACATCATCGATAAGCGTTGCCGTTGTAAACAGCGAAAAATCAAGGTTATTGTATAATTCGGGGTTGGTTGCCTGTAAATCTACAATAGAACACTCGTAACACCGCTCGGGTCGTGACATTTGCGCCACCTTTGCAATGGCATCATCAAGCAGGTTTTGCTTTACCTCGTACCGATCATCACGCCATATGCCGCATATTATGCGACTTTCGTATGTATTGTTATCAACATAAGGCCTGCCGCCGTTTATATCAGCAAAGCTCAATCCGTCTTTTCCATACGCATAAAGGCGCGTGACAAGGTCGTTTGACTTGCCTTTGTAGTTGATCTCTTTTAGGTTAAGTTCCCTGGTCGCAAATGCGCCTACCGGGGCCGACATAGTCTTTGTGTATATGGTGCAGCGCTTTAATTTAGTATCCCAACGGATATAAACGTTATAAACGTTTGTACACTCCACGCACACATCATAAGGCGTTAAGTCACCTTCGATTGTGCGGCCTATTGATGAACCGGAGCGGTCAAGGACAGTCCACCCCGCCGGTTTTACGGCGTTTATCTGCTGCGCGACCGTCTTGGTTCCGCTGTTATAATTTACATTAAGGGTTGCCCGCCAAGCATCAATATCGAGCTGACATACAACCTTGGCATCCTTTGCGCCCGCGTCAATCTGCTTAACCTTGTATGTTTGACCTGCGCGGTCAACTATGTTTTCTTCTTCTGACAGTATCGCGTATATCGGGTCGTGGATGTTTAAATTAAAAATGACCTCATCGAGGCCATTTGCAAGTTCACGTATATAATAATCGGTATCCTGCAGCGGATACTCTTTGCCATCGTGAAATAGTGTTAACATATAACCTCCTTAATATGTCGGATAATACTCGACGGTCAAATCCTCAACACAATTAAGGGTGTTTTGACCGGGTACTAATGAGGGGAAATGTATAAAAGACATATTCCCGGCACACAATGCCCCGTTCTGCAGTATGCGCCCCGTGATGCCATCAACTGTAAGCACATCACCCGCCGATACTCCTGTAATGGTAACGGTGTCTATCACCAATGATGCGCGATTTTGTGACGCCGTGCATATTAAGCGGCAATCAGTATGAGGAACCGTTGACTTACATATCACGGTGTTACCCTGTACCGTTTCCAAAGGGTCGTGACGTATGCCTTTAAATTTATAAGCACATAACGCGATAATCTTGTTATTTTCAACGCCAAGGTAACTTTCCTCACCGGCACTTACAAGGTATGCGGAATAAAAAAACCCGTCGGGCAACCATAACTCCAATTTACCGATCATCATATTATCGATCTTGGATTTTATTAGCGCCATTTCCCGGCGCGTCTTTGCACTATAAAACAAGGTCACGTTTATTTCGCGCATATATTGGATGGTATCTAACACATTGAAATTAGTGCGGTTAACGCCTTGATACACGTCGCTTTGCGTATCAATCGCACCGACCTTTAAGTCACCAACCAATACTCCGTAATCCGCAATATTAACGCCGTTTATATGCATTGTGGCATTGTCTATGTCTTGTTTTGTTATCATCTTGTCTCCCAAGCCAACTGCTCATTCATATACCAGGCCGATGCGCGGGCAATTTCTCGTCCGTCAACGGTAAGCGGTATTATGATCTCGGTTGCCGCACTTGCGGTCATTGAAGCTGTAAGGTCTGCCGCATATCCTGCAATATCCGGTAAATTGTAACCGACATCAGCAGTAAACGATCCCGCAACCGTTCTCGATACGTCCGCAACACTTCCCTCGACTTTACCTATATTTTCATCAATACCCTTTGCAAATAAATCCATCATATCGGGCGCATATGTATGAAAATCTGATAAAGGCCCTTCTTTAGGCTCCGAGAATCCGAGAAAATCTTTTACAGACTGCGCAACCCTTTTGACGGTGCTTTTTAAGCGTTCCCACTTTTCCAGGACTCCGTCAATAAAGTTGTCGATCAAGTCACGGCCCCAATTAAGAGCCTCACGTACTTTGCCGGAAAATCCGCTCTTGACCTTGTCAACAATTTGTCGGCCTACGTCAAATACTTTGCTCCAACAAGAGCCGATACCTTCGACAAGCCTCATTACAAGTTCGGTTCCGGCTGCCATTATCTTTGGTGCGTTCCTAATTAAAGCCTCAAGCAGCTTTATCACTATTTCCGGCGCTTTTTCTATTAACCGCGGTAATGCATCAATCAATCCATTTGCAAGCGCCATTATTAACTGTATAGCTGCGTCAATCAGCAAGTCTATATTGTCAAGAAGTGTATCAACAATCGTAAATACCGCATCGACCGCAACGGGTATGAGGTCGGGGAGTGCCTGTGCAAGACCGAGCGCGAGTTGTACGATAAGCTCGATTCCGCATTTGATAATATCCGGGGCCATCTGAATTATCATTTGACCGAGTTGTAACACGATATCGATTGCCGTTGGCATCAACTGTGGGAGGGCCGTTATAAGGCCGTCCGCCAGTGCCTTTATTGCCTCGGCGCCCGCTGCCAGTAGACCGGGCAAAGCATCGGTTATCATTGCGGGTAACTTTTCCGCAATCTGCGGCGCAAGTGTTGATACAAGGTCTGCTATGCCCATTAAGGCTGTTTCTACCGTGGGTAGCAAATTATTTGCCGCCGCCCCTATTGACTCAACCAAATCATTGATATACTGGGTCAGTTTCGCGTCATCGCCCTCGCCTATTGCGGATAAGACGTTATCCCACGAGGCTTTGACCATTTGTATTGACCCGCTTATAGTTTTAAAGCCCTCGTTTATTGTCGTGTCCGCAATACCCATGTCGGTTTGTACTCGGTGTATTGCCTCGACAATATCGGCAAAACTCTCTATTGTAAGGTTGGCGTTTTTACCCTGTGCGGCGCCCAGTTCGTTCGCTTTATCAATAAGCGCTTGCATGCCCTCTTTGGTGCCGCCGTATCCCAGGTTTAAATTATCAAGGGTTTGATACTGACCTTTTGCAAGGGCTTGATATACGCCTGCTATTTCCTCAGCGGTATATTTGCCGTAAGTGTTGGCGTTGTCCGCAATATCGCGCATTGCAACGTCGGCAACCGCCGCCGCCTCTTTCGTATCGCCCAGCGAATTGATAAGCGCCGCCGAAAACCCCGTGACATTTTTGATATAGTCATTCGCCGACATACCAACGCTTTTAAAGGCGTTTTCTGCGTTTGATATAACATCAGTGTATACATCATCGCCGAATAACTTTTTTATACCGCCCTCTAACTGTTCAAAATCTGCATATGCCGACACGGCCTGTTTGGTTATAGCCGCGACCGCTCCCGTTGCAGCTGTGACGACCGCCGCGCTGGCTTCGAGTGCAACCGCACCGACCTTCTTTGCCGCGCCGCCAAACTTCGACATTAACGAGCTTTGCGTTTTATCCGCTTGGCTATTAACTTTGCTGTCGTCAAGCTCAACGGCATATTTGACGGTTCCGACTTCAACTGACATTGTTAAACTCCTTTGGCCCGAGCCTCAAGCAAATCAAAAAGGCCGCCCAAACCCATTTGAAAGTCTTTGGCGGTTCCTTTGAGTGCATATAACGCTTTTAAGCGTGTAATTTCTGCTATTTGCTTTTTGTTATGTTTGTTCGGTTCCGGTAAATCCATTGCCCGGATGCCGATAATATCCATTAATTTTGTATCTTTAGGCAATCCCTGCAATAAGGCTTGCCATTGTAATATGTGCATATCCTTGTCGGCGTATAGGTCAATACCGTACGCCTGCTGAAATCCTGCGCATATATAATTCCAATCCTGCTCCACATCCATATAAGATGGGCCGCCGTTCTTGGGTCGATCATCCTTTAACAGGTCATAAATTCGGGATAACAACCCATCATCAACGGGATGTGCCGCTGTAACGAACATATCAAGGGCAATTTCGAGCTTTTGGAACGTCATAAGGCGTTCATCCCTTAAAACATCGGAAACGGCAAAAAAGACCGAATATGACAAATTTAAGGGGTATTCTGTTTCGTGGTATATTACGGTGTCGGGCAGTATGTCATATGGCTTCATCTGCCACGCTTGCTGACCTGTTTATATCTATCCGCTATACGCTGTTGCGCTTCCTTGATCTTGGGCGCAACGACATCGGATATAAAAGGCGCGATATCCCCGAGCATCTCAAGGGTTTTATTTTCGCCGTAAAAATCTAAAATCTGTTCGGTCTGATCGTTACCGAAAACAACTTGGAATAATCCCAATATGGCCTTTCCCATCGCTTCCTGTGCTGATGCAAGGTCGTTTTCATCTGCGGCCTTTTTCGATTGTTGCGATGCCTCGGCAATTTTGTATTGAGCCAAGTTGTACTGATTGAGCATCGTGTCAACGTCAAGGTCCACTTTCAAGGCAAGTATTTTGCCGTTGTCCTCAATTTCCAAATCTTCAACAAGATGGTTTCTTTTTATCTGATACATGGTCGCTCCCTTCTGCGATTAAAAGGGAGCGGCCGAGGCCGCCCCTTCGCATCGCTAAAAAATAATTTATGCTGCTGTAGCTGTGATGACAACGTTACCCGTTACCGATCCGATTGATATCGAATCATCGGTGCTGTCATATGCCGTTGACGTGATGTCAACTCCGCCCATCGTAACCGTAACACTTGATATTGCGTAGGTGCTGTCGGCTGTAACCGTGCCGCTGATGGCTGTGCCATAAGTAACCTCGGTTTCCGTGATGTCGGTTGTGCAGTGCGTAAGCGTCTGCGTGATGGTGTACTCGTTGATTGAGGCTGATGCCGTAATAACGATGTTGCCGGTCACGTTAGCAATAGATACCTTACCTGTGCCGCTGTTCCAAGCTGATGCCGTAACATCAACACCGCCCATTGTAACAACGACTCCGGCAATCGTGTGTCCGGTGTCTGCTGTAAGGTCTGTGCTAAATGCCTGGCCACTGATAACGCTCGATCCAACAAAGGATGACTCAACATTAAGAAGGTGCTGCTCAACGACACAAGCTGTCGGCGCGTCTGCCCAAGCATCACCCAGGAAGGGTGCGCCATTGAACCTCATTTCAACGCTGATTGCTGATCCGTCTGTCGTTCCGCCGGAAATATCCGACATATTACAGAATGTAACGTTTGCGCTGATAACGTGTTTTTCACCGTTTTCGGCTGTTCTTGTGATACGGAAATGAGTATCACGGGATGACATAAGCGTGTATTTTGAGTTAAACATAAAGTCTTGCGCCGCATCACCGATGACACGAACACCCGCCATTGTCATTGAGGGTGCCATACCCGTAACGTAATTTACAGCGTGACCGCTACCACAAAGGAAAAAATACTGCTGTATGGTTTCGTTCATCGCCTCACTGATATTGTTAAACCCTGCGCAAAGAGGCGCCCAAGTCCGAGCGGGGCCTTTCGGCGTGATGTCGATCTCTGCCGTATACTTATATACGGGTACAATTTCGGGTTTAACGTAATTAGCAACGTCTGTGGCTGTACTCATATCTTTTTTGTCCTTTCGTTTTATTTTCGCCAATAGAATTTAATATTAAAGGACGAGCCGCATATCCATTGGCTGTTCTGCTCTCGCCCTATAATTGAAGGCAACGCCGATGTCGCAATATCCACGACCTGGCATTTATCCGTACTAATATCAGAATAATCGGTGCGCCTCGTTAAAGCCTCATGTATCCGCGTCAAATCATTTAACAAAACCTCTTGGTCATTGTTTTTGCCGTTAAGCACAACGGGCATATTGTAAATCATACCTTTGTTAAGGTGTGTATCCTGTGGCCCCACGCCTGTAGGTATCATACAAATACCATTGATGGGAGGGTCACTACCGTACACGATGTTCGCATATGGTTCGGTTTGCTCTGCCACCTGTGCTATATTGTCAATTAACTCGGAATAAAAGCTCATTTGAGTGCCCCTGTAAATTCTTTTTGTGCAATATCGCGCCATCTGTCTGCATATTGATTCTTGGCCTTATCTACCCATTGTTTACCCGTCCCCGGGGTCGTGTAATTTTTTACCGGGTGACTTCCATCTGCCCGGATGCCAAACCATTGATATAAAGCATAAACGGTATCCCACACGATATACATTCGCCCGCTCTCGCCTTGTTCGACCTTGCCCGACTCACGTAAACCGCCTGCCGATTGTGAGGAACCGCCCGAATATGGAACAAATTTCTCACTATCCGCCAACATTTGCTCGGCAAGGGCATATACCGCCTTACCGGATGCATTGTTGATTGCATTTATCCATTTTGCCTTGTCGGTTTTAACAATTACACTCATATCAAGGATAACTCCCAATGATGCCGCCTTGTGGCGGGTACGTCGGGTAAATCGTCAACCACTAATACAGCATAGTCGCCGACCTCGGCCCCGCTTGCGTCTTTCACGATACACCTCATCGCGTCGCCATTAAGTAGGCTTTCCTCTTGCAAATCGTATAGGTCAAGTATCGGGGTACTACGCCGTGCATCAACAAATAAAATGCCTTTTAATTGTACTTCGGTATCATTTGCACGCTTGTAAACGTCATTTGACGACTGCAGGTGTACGTTGTTAACCGTGTATTCCTGATAGGTTTTATTTTGGTATCTATCCATACCGGTCACGACTTTAAATATTGCGGTATCGTGCAACATTCTTGAGGGAATAGGTGATAACATTAGAACCACCCCCGTGTTGCCGGCCAAGGCTCCGCCAATGTGTCAACTGCAGGATTCAGCAACCCTGTTCTTTCAAGATAAACATAAACAGCCGGGGCAATCATACTTTTTACACCTGCTGCGCCGCCACTTGATGATCCGTTGTTGACGCTGACCTTTCCGACCGTAAAACCGCCACCGGCCTCTTTGCCGTAAACTGCTACGCCTGTGCCATACTCGTAAAGGTACTCAATCTGTGCGCATATTGCTTTCATTATGGCCGTTTGAGTGGCGGCATCAAGTGCCGCCACCTCATCAGCCGTTTTACCGATCAATCCAAGGACAAAGTCCTCGGCGCGTAGTTCCAAACGCGGAAAACTATCAACGGCAATAGCCTCGCCTAAATATGTATCTGTATAATATTCGTAACTTACTACTGCCATCATCAATCTCCTTACGGTTTAACTACCTGTGTTGCTGAACCGCCCGCAATAGCAAAGCCTGTTGAGTTATTAACCTGTGCAATGGTCATAACCTTTGAGCCTGTGAGCTGTTCGATTGTGAGCGGGATATTAGGCATATCAACCCAATCCTTTGTGTTATCGGGAACCGCGCCGTATGTAAGCGTTACTGCCGCGTTCTCGTCTGCGCAATACTTGAGCGATGTTCCTGCCGCACCTACGTTTGCGCCCTGTACGTCAATTACGCTGTCGCCGCTCTTTTCTGTACCGGCAACGGATGTAACCGTAAGAGAACCGAGCGAAGGTGATGCGCTAAGAAGTGCGTATACGCCGGCCTGTCTCTGACGAAG